CATGGTGCAAAGATATATAAAATCTATATGTCAAAATTTTATTTTCTCTATAAAACCACCTGTATTCCTTCTAACCGATATTATATCGGAATGCATTGTACAAATAATTTAAATGATGGGTACTCAAAATTTTTATTTTCTCTATAAAACCACCTGTATTCCTTCTAACCGATATTATATCGGAATGCATTGTACAAATAATTTAAATGATGGGTACTTAGGTAAAATACAAAAACATTTTGATATATTTAAAAAAAATACATGAATCCATTCATTTTGAAAGGGGGTAGATCCTAAGGATTCTTTGAAAATTGGAATTAGGAATAAACGGTTTTTTAAATTTGTTTCTGAAGGCTTCGGAGGAACTTTTTATGTTGATTTAAAGTACAAAAAACCCTCTATTTTTAAAAGAATTTTTCGTACAAAACCCCACAAAAAACCAAACATATAATTGGATAAATACAACAAATTTTTTAACTAAAATAGTTATTGAAAGGTAGAAGTAAAACATTAAATGGAAGAAAAAGATTCCTCTAAAGAGAGGCAGTTTCAATCAGAGCAAATTGAATCTGCCGATGAACCCCCTCTCGTCTGCTCAACCCAATCACAGGTATTCAAAAATAAATTTTATCCAAACATAACCCCAGAAGAATGGGGGGACTGGAAATGGCAAATCAGAAACAGTATCACTTCCTATGAAGAGCTTTCTAGGATTTTTGGTTCTTCTGATTATGAAGTTTCTGAGGATATAAATTTACCGCTTCGAATTACTCCTTATTACGCAAGTACAATTAGTGATCCAAAAGGTCCTATAGGACGTTGTGTTGTACCATCTAAAGAAGAACTTATTGTTACTGAAAATGAAGAATCAGATTCCCTTCATGAAGAACAATATAGCCCTTTACCTAATCTTGTTCATAGATACCCCGACCGAGTTTTATTTTTAACTACGGATTTTTGTTCATCCTATTGTAGATATTGTACTCGTTCTCACATGGTTTCTCATTCAGAAATTAATAAGAAAATGTGGGACAAAGCTATCGAATATATTCGTCAACATACAGAAGTTCGAGATGTACTTTTGTCTGGCGGTGATTTATTAACTATGGATAATGATTCTATTGAATATCTCCTTAAATCCGTAAGAGAAATAGAACATGTAGAATTTCTAAGAATCGGAACTAAAATTCCAGTAGTTCTCCCTCAAAGAATAACTCCAGAGTTATGTTCAATGCTTAAGAAATATCATCCATTGTTTATTAGCATTCATTTTAGCCATCCTGATGAATTAACCCCAGAAGTAAAACAAGCTTGCGAAAGACTCGCTGATGTAGGTATTCCGCTTGGTTCCCAAACAGTTCTTCTTAAAGGAGTAAACGATGATGTTCCTACAATGAAGGCACTTATGCATGGGTTACTTAAGATAAGAGTTCGTCCATATTACATATACGCGTGCGACCTCGTACCCGGGACAAGCCATTTTCGAACAAAAGTAAGCAAAGGAATTGAAATGATTCAGGGGCTCCGAGGATGGACAACGGGATATGCGGTTCCTCAATTTGTTGTGGATGCTCCTGGTGGTGGGGGAAAAATCCCACTCCTCCCAGAATATTATATGGGGCAAGAAGGAAATAAAGTTCGTTTAAGAAATTATGAAGGCAAAGAATTTATTTATATCGAAAATTAGCGGATAAATAAAGAAAACCTTTATATGCAAGCTAAAAAAGTCTTCGAAGCTCAACATTTTGAGAGAGGAAGAAGTCCCAAAGCTTCCATGGATATTGGAGGAATTCAAATATCTTCTCTTTATACGAAAAGGGAGAATGAATATTTGGAAAGCATAAAAGAAAAAAAAGAAGAAGCTAAGAGAGAATGGACTCAATTTCTTCGAAAAACCTTTATTGGAAAAACTATAACCGCAAAACTTAAATCCCTTCCGTCTTTTGATAAAGATATGGGAATAACCAAAAATCGGGAAACAAAAAGAGGTGAATTTACAATTCGGGTTCAAGATGTAATGGATTCAGGTGATTTTGGGGAAAAATTTGGAGCTGTCAATATTATTTTTGCTGATATGGAAAATAATATTTATAGTTTAGAAGGCATTGATCAAAAAATTTATATAAAATAATGTACGAATATAAAGCTATTGTCAGAAAAATCTATGATGCTGACACCGTTACTTTAGATATTGATCTAGGATTTTATACATGGATTCATAGTCAATCTTGCAGACTTTTAGGAATAAATGCTCCTGAAGTTACTGGAGTAGAAAAACCACAGGGAATTATATCCAGGGATACTTTAAGAAGCTGGATTCCTTTAGAAAGTGAAGTTACTATTAAAACTTATAAAGATGATTCTGATAAGTATGGCCGTTGGCTTGTTGAAATATTTTATGAAGGGGTTAATATAAATCAGAAACTTCTCAATGAGGGGTTTGCTCAGGAATATCAAGGATGAAAGCCAAATTCATATATGAATCATTAAATTTTGAAAGAGGTGCGGACCCTAAAGATTCTATGGGGGTTGGTATTAGATATAGAAGAAGTTTCAAAACGGTACGAGAATGTGCTAATTTTTTCCTGAATCATATTGATAAACTTTCAAATGGAAGATTTAATAATATCGATGAATTAAAAAGAGCTTTTAGAGACGACGAATATAGAAATCAAATTATTCAAGGATCAGGAGAAGAAGATGAAAATCCTAATAGCACACTTCATTCCTTTGCTATTAATAGGAGTCCTCTGCGAATGTGTAAAGATTATCTAGAGGGATTTAAGAAAACAGATAATAAAGGAAATGTTCTTTCTAGAAAATATTCACCGGTTTATATTGAAGAATGGGGAAGTACTTTTGATGAAAATATTGCAAAATTAGCTTGTTTAAAAGAATTCCATCAAGAGATCCAAAAAATATTAGGATTGAGAACGGACGATTCCTTGATATAGGAATCCAATCTTAACGATTTTTTAACGGAAAATATTTTTTTATAAGAAAACTTTTAGTATATTTGCACCATAAAAAGATACCGTGGTAAGATAAGAGTTACTTCGTCCGATCCTATAAATCAGAAACTGAAACAACCTCTTAACAATTTTCCCGGAATTTTTTACAATAAGTTAAAACTTTTTTGATATTTGCAGTAATATATAGAGAAACTTAATAAATACTACTTTCAATGAAAAGGCGTGGAAATATGGATAATTTCGTGAATTGGTTTGGCTTTAATAGAGCAGCCGATAAAGACGGAGGAAGTTGCCCGCTTGAAAGAGTAGAGTAAGACTAGAAATAGTTAGGACTTTATATAAAGCGGGAACTTCAAAAGAGATTCCCGCTTTTTTTGTTCTTTAAAATATTTGGTGAGGTAGCTCAGTTGGTAGAGCAATGGACTGAAAATCCATGTGTCGGCAGTTCGATCCTGCCTCTTACCACACCAATTGGGGGAGTAGCTCAGATGGAGCAATCGCGTAGAGCGCTGGACTGAAAATCCAGAGGTCATCGGTTCGATCCCGATCTCCCCCACAACACCGATCTGAAAAGATCATGTTCTTTGACATGCTGGCAATTGCACCTGTAGCTCTAAATGGCGAGCCGTAAGGCGAGAGCAGCTGGCTTTTAACCAGCGGGTTGGGGGTTCGAGTCCCTTCAGGTGCACAATGCGGGTGTAGCACAATGGCTAGTGTTCCAGCCTTCCAAGCTGGAAATGTGAGTTCGATTCTCATCATCCGCTCTAAGAGTAGTAATGGATCAGGGTTACTTCGCACTGAATGGTTCAGTAATTGTCTGTTAAACAATGTCCGCGGTTCAAATCCGCCTCGTTCCCTACCGATTTTCTCTCTTAAATGGTCTCAGGGGCTGCTTGGCGTGGCCGCCGGGTTGTCACCCCGGAACAGAGAAATCTGACAGGAGGGTTCGAATCCCTTTGGGACCGCATATATTCTCTGTATTGGGACGTGGCACGTCTCCGAGTAGGTTGTCTTGATCAAGCATAAAATCCAATCCTACGGTGTCAGAATAAATGAGGTTCGATTCCTCGACGGGGAGCACCGGAGTTTTGAGCGTCAGCAGTACACTCCATTTATCATAAACTGATATTAAACAAAGTATAGCTGACACTTAGGGGTATGGTGTAATTGGTAACATAACGGTCTCCAAAACCGCTGACTCCGGGTTCGAGTCCTGGTGCCCCTGCAATGCTTGACATACCCCCAAACTTGGCGGTTTTAATACCCATGAAATGGCATGGAGTCAAGTATATGGGCTGTTAGCTCAGTTGCCTAGAGCGCCTGATTTGCACTCAGGAGGTCAAGGGTTGGAATCCCTTACGGTCCACAATACTGGTTTTTGATACTGCTTTACCGTTAGGATGCTTAAGCTGAACAGAATACAAAGGAAGTATGGCAGGTGTGGAGAGACACACAAATTCCTTCGTGGCGCAACTGGACGAGCGCTACTCCCTCTTAAGGAGAAGGTTATGGGTTCGAGTCCCATCGAAGGAACAAATTTAGTTCACGATGAAAACTTTTAGTTCAAATTTTCATATAAAAATCAAAATCATGAAGATTTGCGAAAATTGTAATCAAGAACATGAAGGAAATTTTGGATCAGGCAGATTTTGTTCAAGCAAATGCGCAAAAGGATTTAGTACTAAAGCTAAAAGAAAAGAAATAAATGCAATAGTGAGCCAAAAAAGAAAAGAAAGTGCTCATAAAAATGTACAAAAAACTTGCATGTATTGTGGAAAAAAATTTACTGTTAGATGGAATATGCGAAACCAAAAATGTTGTTCTGTTGCATGTGGTAGTAAAATGAGTGGTGGTTGGAAAAAGGTACATGACAAATTATCTAAAAATGATTGGTCTAATATCAATAAAAAATCATATGCCAATGGCCACAATTATGTAGCAGGAGGAACGACTAAGTGGTATGATTATAATGGATTTAAAGTTCAAGGAACATATGAATTACGAACTTGTAAAATTTTAGATAGTTGGAAACGACATAATATAATAAAAGACTGGGAATATACAAAAGATAAAATACAATATATTGGAAATGATAATAAAACACACACATATCTTTTAGATTTTAAAGTAATTGCAAATGAAGAATTTATTTATTATATCGAAGTTAAAGGATATGAAACACCAAATGATACATTAAAATGGAAAGCAGTAAGAAACGCTGGTCATAAGTTAGAAGTTTGGTTTGAAAAAGATATAATAAAATTGGAAAAGGAGTACGTAGTATAATGGTCAGTATGCCACCCTGTCACGGTGGTGGAGGGGTTCGAATCCCACGTATTCCGCAAATCTGTAGTAAGATAAGAGTTACATCGTTGGTTAATCATCGGTTCGAATCCGATACCAAGCTCCAAAAGTTGCTTAGTATAATACTCTTTTCGAATTTCTCAGATTATGTTCCGGTTGCCTTAGTTGGTCGAAAGGTCCTGGCCGTTAACCAGACGCTGAAAAAGCCGCCGTGGGTTCGAATCCTACCCGGAACGCAGAACCTTTTGAACCTATAAGCATATAACATGAAAATAATATGTTTTATGTTCGAAAAAATGAGAGACTATATAAAATATAGTCGAGAGGAAAGAAGAAAACATTTGGATTTAAAAGAAGATTGTATTGAAATTGGGGGATATGATTCTAGAGAATATCGAGGATTATTAGCTCATTTTCTAAAAACAGAAATTCCAACGCATGAAAATATCAAAATTATGTTATGTCATGCATGCAATAATTCTAAATGTAGCAACGTTAAACATCTTTATTGGGGGACTACAAAAGATAATACAATAGATTCTAAAGAATTCGGAACTTGGAAAAATTTATTTGAAAGGTCCAAAGAAAAATATGGGGAAAGAAAAGCATTAGAAATTCAGAGAAAAAATGCTTCTAAAGGGGGAAAGGGGAACAAAGGAAAGAAAAAGATTACTTTAGAACAAGAAAAATTATACTTAGATACTATAAAAAAATATTTTCCTTTAAACAGAGGTGATATTAGTAAACTTGCAAAAGAATTAAATCTTTCTCATACACAAATAGGAAGAATATTAAAACAACATAATTTGGGGATGTAGCTCAGAGGTAGAGCAAGTGGCTGTTAACCACTGGGTCGGGATTTCGAGATTCTCCATCCCCGCAAACGAGTAAGTTTCCTTTTCGAGTCTAAAGGACATATATGACCCTGCTACCTCTGCAGATTCCTAAGGTTTGTCCACTTACCCATTTGCCCTTTTAGCTCAGATGGCCGAGAGCGCTTCCGTGACATGGAAGAGGTCGTAGATTCGAATTCTACAGAGGGCACAAATTGTAGTGAAACAGCGAGTTACTTCGCCTCCTAAGCGAGAATCACAGGTCCGATTCCTGTACCCCCGACCAAAAAATTAACTGGGGGTTGGTGTAGTGGCAACACGCTAAAAATACTCAAGTTAATTTTCTCAGTTTAATTTATCAGTTTGTGGCGAAATCCCGGTCTCTGTAAAAAGCCGAACTTCAAATGGGGGCGCATGTACCAAGGCTTGGCGACGTCGACTTGCAATCCACGTGAGGAGGATTCGATTTCCTTCGCTTCCACAAATTACACTGGAAGGTGTAATCTAACACCATAATAAAGTTCGAACATAAAAATGGTGTTTGCGATATAGCTCAGAGGCAAAAGAGCGCTCTCGCCGAAAGGGAGAGGTCGATGGTTCGAGTCCATCTATCGCAACAAATCGCGGAAGAGTGAAACGGAGCGGTAACAATGGGTGGAAGATATAGATGCTTCTGTCCGGGTTTACCGAATCATAATAGGCTCATAACCTATTGATATTGGGTTCGACTCCCATTTCCGCTACTAATACCGTCGTGCCAGAGTGGACAATCGGAGAGGGCTCATATCCCTTGGCATTTATGTCTCGCAGGTTCGAATCCTGCCGACGGTACCGCTTTTAAAATTCGAACCATGAATATATAAATCATGGAGAAGAAATTTAATTATTTTTATCGAATAGAAAATCTCATTAATGGGAAATTCTATTTTGGAGTGCATGGAACAGATATTTTGGCTGATGGATATATTGGATCAGGAAAAAGATTAAAATATGCCATCAAAAAATATGGAATTGAAAACTTTAAAAAGGAAATCCTCGAGTTCTTTGACAAATATCAAGAAGCTTTAGATTATGAAGCAGAAGTAGTTAATGAGGATTTAGTTTTAAATCCTAATTGCTATAATTTAAAAAAAGGAGGAATTGGGGGAAATAATGGAAAGGGGGATGAATGGTATAGGGAGCATATCAATTTGATGCTTCAAGCTCAATGGAAAGATCCAAAATTTATTGAAGAACACAAAAAACGATGCTCAAAAAATTTAAAAGGATCTCCTAATTCATCAAGGTTTAAAGGGAAAAAACATTCTGATGAAACTATATTACAAATGAGAAATACCCACCATTTAAACGGAGATCAAAAAGGAACTAAAAATTCTCAGTTTGGAACATGCTGGATTCATAATGACAAAGAAAATAAAAAAATAAAAAAATCAGATATAGATCTTTATCCAGGATGGGTTCAAGGTCGAAAAATGAAATTTCAAGAAATAACTTAAGTAACAAGGAGCTACATCCGGTCGCTAACATCCCGTTCGAGTCGGGTTTTGTGGGGTAGCTAGGAGAGACTAAGACCTACTTAAGTTTTACAATATTGCGGGGTGGAGCAGAGGTAGCTCGTTGGTCTCATAACCTCGAGGTCGGGGGTTCGATTCCCTTCGGGTCCACAATTTTTTTGATATATAGAATAAATTTTTGTATATCAATGAAAAAACTTTTAATAGCTATTTTTCTGGTATTTCTTAGTTCTTTGACATTAGCACAAGATATTGTGTATGATTCAATTCAAGGTAACAGAAATTACTGGTTACGAATCAAAGGCGGGCAAAAAGAACAGATCACATTAAGCCTGATGTATGAGAACTTTGGAATATTATCTAAGTCTAAAGTTCTATCCGCTGCGGGATTGCTGGACGGAATGGAATATGGAAAGGATTATTTGGATTATAGCTTTCTTTATGATACTTTAACTTATGAGATCAAAACAAAAGATCCAATAAATTTATTAGTATATCGATATTATTATAATGATACTACATTCTATTATTTTGCCGGATTAAGAAAGGCAGAATTTGGATCTCCTACCTTAGATGGCCAATATTTTTTCATAACACCTCTTGTAGCTCAGGAAGCAGAGATTAAGATATATGATGGAATAGGGCAGGATAGGAATCAGATCTTAAATATTTTTCCGCCAGCTTTATCCGAGAATTTTCTTCGAGAATATATTCTTTCTAATCAGGTTACGATACAGGGAATTAAGGTAAGCAACATACTCAGATCTTCCAAAACAGAGGATTTTATTACTGATATAGAGGAAACATTTGCAGATAAGGTTAAAATATGGCCGAATCCGACGAGTAATATTCTTCATATAGAAATGGAGAATCTAGAGGGAGTTATAATAAGAATATTTGACATAAGACCGTTAATGCTATATCATCAACAAGTATTCTCAAATTATCATTCTATTGATTTTAGTCATTATTCTTCCGGAACTTTTCTGCTAGTTATTACTAATAAATTGGGAATAGTATTATATACGGTAAAAATAGTTAAAATATAAATTGCGGGGTGGAGCAGAGGCAGCTCGAAAGGCTCATAACCTTTAGGTCGGGGGTTCGAATCCCTCTCCCGCTACAAGCCCTTTTCGCCTCGTTTTGGTAGATATATAGAATAAAAACTATATGCCAAGACGAGAAGAAAGGAAATTTAATTTCATTTATAAAACTACTAATTTAATTAATGGCAGATTTTATATTGGAATGCATAGTACAGATAATTTAGAAGATCGTTATTTGGGAAGCGGAAAAAGATTAAGATATTCTATAAAAAAGCATGGAATAAAAAATCATAAATTAGAAATTCTTGAATTTTTGCCAAACAGGGATACTTTAAAAACTAGGGAAAAAGAAATTGTAAATGAATCCCTTCTGAAAGATCCTTTATGCATGAATTTAAAAGAAGGAGGTGAGGGGGGAGGAAAACTTTGGAATGAAGAACATGCCAAAAAATTTCATGCTGCAGGAGGTAAAAAAGTTTTTCAAATGCTATCTCAAAAGCATTCTGAAAAATTAAAAAATAATTTGGAATATCGATCAAAATATTCCAAAATTATGAAAGAAGCAGATAATCCTGGTTTTTCCGGTAAAAGGCACTCAACAGCTTCTAAAGAGCAAATGAGTAAATCGCATCAAGGAAAACATGATGGAGAAAAAAATTCTCAATTTGGTAAAATTTGGGTTACTAATGGATACCAAAACAAAATGATTAAAAAAGAAAGTATTTCTGAAGGGTGGAAACCTGGAAGAATATAAAAATATGGCGAGAAAATTCAAAAAAAGTTTCTTTTCGAATTTCTCAGTAATGTAGTGATGTTAAGAAATACATCGAATGTCAAGCTCATAACTTGAAGATCGTAGGTTCAACTCCTGCTCTCGCCACCAAGACCTCGTAACTCAGTTGGTAGAGTACAACACTTTTAATGTTGGAGTCGTGAGTTCGAGTCTCACCGGGGTCACAAATAAATAAAATAAACCTTTTATGAAATGTAAATATTGCGGAAAGGAATATACTTCAAAGGGGATGGGAACTCATATCTGGAGAACTCATGGGGAAGGCCAAGAATTTAATCCCAATGTATCAAATAAAAAACCTTGGAATTTAGGATTAAATAAAAATACAGATATTAGAGTTAAAAAAGGGAGCGAAAAACTTTTAGGTAAGGACCCATTTATTAAAGGAAAAATTCATTCGGATGAATCCAAGAAAAAGATGAGTTTAAGTGCAAAAAAAGCATTTGATAAAGGAATACATGCTAATTGGAAATCCAGAAATATTCGAAGTTATCCCGAATTATATTTTGATGAAGTATTGAAAGAATTGAATATTTTTTCTAAATGCCAAATAGAATATCCTATTAAAAATGGTAAATATCAATATTTTTTGGATTTTTATTTTCCAGAAAAAAATATCAATTTAGAAATTGATGGAAATCAGCATCGATTAAATGATAGAATTATAAGTGATCAAAGAAGGGATTTATTTTTAGAATCTATAGGAATAAAAGTTTTTAGAATTCAATGGAGAAGCCCAAAAGAAAAAGAGGGTAAACAATATTTAGTGAATAAAATATCTGATTTTTTGGATTTTTATGAAAATGCGGAAGTCGTATAGCGGCTAATATACCAGCTTGCCATGCTGGGGACGGCAGTTCGATTCTGCTCTTCCGCTCAATTGAGAGTGGATCATAAAAGGTAGAATTGGTTGCTGGGGCAATTAATTTTTCCGGTTTATGACGGTCGACTTCGGATGCCCCAGCTGAAGAAGAAGATTCCAGGTGAAAATAAAACCTGGCCTCGTGATTGGGAGATTAGCTCAGTTGGTTCAGTAGCGCTTGCCTTACAAGCAAGAGGTCGAGGGTTCGACTCCCCCATCTCCCACAAATCCATGGCCTCATAGTTCAATGGATAGTAACAAAGGTCTTCTAAACCTTAGATCTGGGTTCGATTCCCGGTGGGGCTACAAAATCATTCAAATGGTTAAGTTTTAACTCCGGAAATTTTTTTATTTGGGAAATTATTTGTACATTTACTCTGTAATTAAAAAGAGAGAAATGGAAATTCTGAATAAAATTAAATCTATTTCTGAAGAAATCAAATCTTTAGAAGAAA